TTGTCCATCTCTATCCCATCCTAAATTAATAACTCTTTTATCGCCAGTAAATTCTGGAATATTTTGACCCATTGGGGTTGATGATGTTCTAAAAGGTAATTGATCGCCGTTGATTATAATACCTACTGTTTTATGTAATCTTACCATAACTTCATTATACCTTTTTTTACGTCCTTGTGCAGTACCCGCTTGTGATCCTGCTTCAATTCTCATTGTTTTAATTCTAGACGTATATCCTAATCCAATCTCAATACTTTTGTAACTTGTATTAGATGGTAAATTAACATTTATTTTACCATTAGTTACTGTTTGATTTGGATATACCGCATCACCTATAAGGATCTGTACTTCTTCACCTTCTAGATGATCTAATCCAGTAATATTTGTACTATCACCATTAACTACTCCAGATAAACCACTATCTAATTTTATTAATGGATCTAAATATTCAACATATTGTACTATATTTCCGTTTATTCTTCTACGAACAATTAACCAAATTTGGTTTTCTGTTGCTTCTGATATTGTAGATACACTTTTTGCTTGTGATTTTCCTGTTAAAGTATGACCAGATCCTACACCATCATTAATTTGTAATATTGTTCTATCTATTGCTTGTTCGTATGTTGATGCTAATTCAATGTTATTTACATCTATTTTATAAACATAATATGTTTCACCATCTATTAATCCAGCAACTTTAGTACCACCACCAGCACTATAAACTACTTCATCACCAGTTGATAAACCGTGATTTGAGATAGTTATGTATCCGTTTTTATTTGGATCTGTGCTACTATCAGTAACATCTGATGCACCATTAAATGTAATTTTATAAGAACCACCAAGAATATGTCTATGCCAAGCAATAATATCTTCTTGTCTTTGATATGTCATTCCTAACAATGTACCATCATCTCTAATTGCCCAATAAATACTATCTGGTTCTTGTGCGTAATCTACATCTGTTATTCCATTTCCTGTTATATGGTCAGATAACAAAGTCATATCTTGTGCTAAATAAGCATCATCTTCAAATCTGTAAGAAAACTCTCTAATTTTTTTTCTTTGTCTTTGTAAAAATAATACAGCATTACCAATTTGTATTGGTTGTGTATTCCATCCGCCATATGTTGTTTGTTGTGTAATTTGCACGTTGTCGGGTTGTAATGGCTCACCAGTTGGTCTTCCTACTTTAAATTCACCACCTGCTGTACCAACAATTAAATCTCTTGCAGGTGCTAACCATCTAATTACGTTTACTTTGTTTGCCGCAATAGTATAAATAAATGCGTCTGCTGGATCACCTGCGCCTCTATGAAAATGCTCGTAAAAACCACTTTCACTTGCCCATATAGTTTGAGGATATGCTGTGCTTCCACCAAATACTAATCTTTGTTCAAAAAATGATACTGTTCTTGGATAACCTGTATCATCAGACCAAGCACCTAATGCCCAATCTGTTGTAGCCGCCGCAGATCCAATATCTAATTTAATTTCCCAAGTAACTTGGGTTGTTGATGTAAATGCTGTAATTACACCCCATCCATCTTTCATTCTTACTGATCTACTAACGTCTGATGATTTAAAACCAGCACCATCATTTATACCTGTTGTAGAAGATGCAGTTAGTGTTCTTCCTGTACCAACACCAGATGCAGATGATGTAAATGTTGTAGATGTTTCGTTATCATCTAAATATGGGCCATTAATAAATTGTACAGTTGATAATGTCCAAGACGTATGCCCTGTTCTAGATAATTTTCTAGGTTGTAATGTTTCTTGTACGATATACATAACGTCTGCTGATTGTGTAAACTGTATGTCATACAACATACTTTCAGTAAAAGGTGATGCTATTTCATAAACACTAGCGGCAGTACCACCAGATGTGTATGTAGTATAACCTGTGCTATTTACACCAGATAATTCAAAAGTATTTGTAGTTACGTTTGCAATTCTAAATCTTCTACCATTTACTTCTGTCATACCACCAACACTATTAATCCAAACATCTTGGCCATTTGAATATCCGTGTGATGCAACTGTTACTACAGCAGGATTTGCTTTTGTTATTCCTGTAATATTTTTTGCTGTATTTGTAATTTGTCCGTTGTCTTTAAAAAAACGAATATATTGATCGCCAAATTCTAAAATGTAAGATTGTTCTATATTAAATTCAAAAGGTATTAATCTAGTTGTTTTACTACTATCTTTTACTTCTGCAACAAATCTACTTCCATATCTTCTTGTAGCGCCTCCTTGTGGAAACACCGTCATATTTTCTAATACTTCAACACCATTATTATATTTTTTAAAATCAACTTGACCTGCAAGTTTGGGTGTTAATTCACCAGCAGTAAAATTTGTTTGAAAAGGATGTACTCTTGCCATTATTTTCTAAAGTCCGTAAATGTATCAGAAACAAGATCATCAATAAATCCTTCTTGTCCGTCAATACTACGTGCTTCAGAAAGTTTTGCTTGATAGAGTTTCTGCATTTGTTGTTGCACTTGCATACTGTTAGTTACAGGATATGCTAAATCTAAAGATAGTTTTGCAGTTAAAACATCTACAAACATTGCATCAAATAAATTAGTGTCTGTAATTCTTGCTATGTATAAAATATTAGCAGTACCTTCGTCTGTTAATAATACTCTACCGTGTGTTGCTACATTTTCAATTTTAAAAATGTAATCTTTATATTCCATTTCTAATACTCTTAAACAATATGGATTTGTTGGTAATGAGTATTGATAATTAAAACCGTATGCTGGGGCATCTGATAATTTTGCTAAACTTGCTCTTGTAATTGCAAAATTCCAAGGGTGAGATCTTAAACAAGCATCTCTTGCGTCTGCATAAAATGCATTACACAATCTGGCTCTTTCTGTATCATCTGTTAATGAAGTAATTGGATCATCACCTAATCTTCTTAGTGCATTTGAACAAATTGATACTTCTGTAGCCATAATAAATTAATATATCAAAGGGGCGACTATAATTCAATATATATCGCCCCTTATAGTTGTTTAGTTAGTTATTACTCAACAGCGTAAACTACCGTACATTTAATTGTACCAGTAGCAGTACCGCCGCCTACAGTAATTAAAACATCTGTTTCAGCAGTATTTTCATAGCCGAAACCGTCAATAGCGCCATCTTCTGACATTACTACTTTACCAGCAGTTGCCGCCGCAGTTGCACCAATATATCTTGTTGCACTACCGCTATCACCTACTGATAGAGTTACACCAGAACCTAAAGCGTCGTGATGAATGATTACATCATACACTACTGCGCCTTTTGGTAATCTTGCAACTGAAATATCAGATGGATTAGCCAAAGAAGATGCCTCGTAACTGTCGTATTGTATTCTTAATTTACCGTGTGCATACTGTGATGAAGTTTTTACAACTGGATCAGCAGTTATGTTGGTAAAATTAGATCCTTTTACACTAGCCATAATTTATCTCCTTATTCTTGACAAGCTATTTCTACTACTTTCTCGTCTTCTACTCTCGTAGCGCCGATAGTCATAGATAAAAATACCTGTGTAGCATAGTTTTTGTCTGCTCTTTCAGATATTTTTGTACTCATATCTTTTCCGACAGCCAAACCTATTGCTGATTTTGTGAATGCTAATACTTGTCTATTGCTAGATCCATCAAGTCCAAGTCTTTCACTTCTGATAAACTTGAAACCCATAAACGTATCAATTTGACCTTGTACTAACGCTTTAACTGAATTGTAGTCAGATGAAGTAATTTGAGTAAGTGCTAACAAATCAGAAATTTGTTTAGCCGAACAAATTAAATATCTTTCTTCATCTGGATCAACATCTGCCGCATCAATAATTTCTTTTGCAGAAATTAATTTTGTTACAGATAATCCAGAAGACGCTACAGCTACTTTTTGACCAGCAGGTAATGAAACAGTTGTTCCACCACTTACTCCAGCAAGAGCATTGCCTACAGCCGCCGCAATAATTGCGTCGTCCATAGCTCTACCCATAGCATAAGCACCCGCTTTAGCGTATTCAGATTGAGGTGATATAAGCATTCTTACCTTATCTTCTTGATCGATAAGATCTGCCCAATCATAGTCCTCCATTGTTACTTTTCTTCTAGAGTGTGGCGTATCTACTCTTGGAGTATCAGCGTGTCTAGAAGTTCTTTTTAGTGCCGCAGTTGACCCAATTCTTTCAAAAAAATGCGATTTACCTGTA